GAGTGGAAGAAGGTTTTGCTCGTATCTTTCGCACGCTTAATGCTGGTTTGTCTGAATCTGGTGATCTTGTCAAAAGTCTCGCGGAAGGTTTTAACGATGTAACAAAGTGGGCGGATGATCTTATTCTTTTTCCACAATCTTTTGTTCGTGCTTTGGAAGGTAAAGATAGTCTTGTAGCCGACTGGCTCGGTGTTGATAGGACTAAGGGATTAATTGCAGATTGGAATAACATCAAGAGTATCTGGAACGAACTAACAGGAGGTCCCACTCCTGAATGGTTACCTACTCTTGAAGCGACATCAAAGGAATTGGCTGCTGTTCTGAAACAAGGGGCAGAGTTTGCTCAGTGGTTGAAAGCTTTAAAAGATTCTCCTAATACTGATTCACCAGATGCAAGTATTATTGATCAACCAATCACAGGTACATATCAAACACTCGCTAGGATTGCTAATGGTATTTCAAGTGGTTTGTCGAATGCTAAGATTCGTGGTGAGGCCGTATATGGTGACCCCACATCTCCATTCTACAAGAATCCTGAGTTGTTTGATGCTAATCGTGATCTGAATACTGATTACTATCCAAACTTCAGGGCAATGCAAAATGACCCAGAAGGTGAAGCGTTAGCTTTGGCTGTACGTAAAGCTATGGATGTGGATAATATCCAAACACAATTGGGTAATAGCTTGGCCCCAAGTGGTGCATATGGAATTGATAATCTTAACGGTATTCAGGCTAATCAGGGTATTTTCAACAACTACAATGTAACACCTTCTGGTGAACCATTCCAAGACCTGTCCCAGTACAATCCTCAGACTCCCGAAGAGATTGCAGACTATAACAAAACCCTTGCAATGTCTCAAGCAGACACAGCAGCTAGTCAACAAACAGTAACCAACAACTTTGATATTCAACTAACTGTTGATGCAACTCTTGCTGGTGAAACCCTTGAACAACAAGCTCGTGCAATGGGTGAGGCTGCAAGTAATGCTGTAACTGGTGCTCTTGAACATGTTCAAAGTAATTACCCCATCCGTGAATAAGATAAGGAATATTAAATGAGTCTTTGCCTTAAATGGGGTGACGCATACAGCGGAGGTTTAATCTTTTTTGATGCTGTGACTAACACTTCCAAGAGAAAGAAAGGTGAGGTTACTAAACACCCTATTTCTCTTGGGTCCTCTGTGACGGACCACTACATCAAAAGCAACGACGAGATTAGTCTTTCTGCTGTAATCTCTGGTGCTGATATTTCGACGAACACTTATCTGATTCAAGACTTGGATGGTAATTCTCCTTACAATAGTTTTGAGGCTCCTACTCCAGTATCTGTGAATAGTACAGATCAAAGTGTTTTGAAGAAGTTTATCCCAGATAGTATTGGTCAGTTTCTGTCAGATAGCACTCCTGAAGTTGTAGTCGATAGTGCAAGGGAAGATTTGCTAGCCCAGATTCAAGATGCCTTAGAATCTCTGATGAGTGGTGTTATCTTCAATGAGATGACAGGTCAGTTTGACCCTAATATCCAGCTTGTTGAATTGTACGAATATGACGGAACTCTACTAAAGAAGATTACAAATAATCTTGTGCTGACCAGCATCACATTCAAGGAAGATGCTAACACAGGCTATGCCCTCTATTTTGATATGACTTTGGAACAAGTTACATTTGCTTTCTTGAAGAAGACAACCATTCCAAAAGATATCACTGATAAACTGAAGAAGAAAGCTGCTCCTAAATCTGACAAAGGTAAAGCTGATAGTACACCAGATTCAGGTGAAGCTCCTAAAGATGTAGATCCACTTAGACAGGCTAGGGAAAATTAATGACTGACCACTATGTACGTCTACCTCTTTATTCCGATGATAAATATGATTATGCTGTAAATCTTCAAGGACAATCATACATCCTTGACTTTCAGTATAATTCTCGTATGGGGCTGTATCTTCTATCTCTCTATACTTCTGAGAATGTCCCTTTGGTTGAGAGTGAAGCACTTGTCCCGACATATCCAATTATGAAGGACTATGCTCTCAATACATTGACAGGATTCTTTTGGATGGAAGAGAAAGCTAACATTATCTCTGAGCCTTATAAAGCATTTCCACAAGATATTGATCAGTATTATTCGCTGTACTATTTGTGGTCTGAATAATACTTGACGGCGGTCAATTAAGATGCTATACTTTTACTTTAGTATTAATTGGAGTAAATTTTATGAAAGGCCCTAAACCTAAAATCTTTGTGGGGGATAAAATCCTATCAAAAACGTCCGGTTTTTGTGAGGTTGTGGAATACAATGGTATTTATGATATTAAAGTAAAGTTTGAAGATGGTACTATTGTGAAAACTAACTCTGCTTGTATTCTGAAAGGACACATTAAAAACCCCAACCATCCGAGAATTTATGGGCGAGGTTTTATAGGTGAAGGTAGGTATAAATCGGGGACTACAGGTAAGTTGACCAAGGAATATAACACTTGGATGGCAATGATGGCTCGGTGTTATGACATTAAAGCGCAGCAGCCATCTTACATAAACTGTGAAGTTAATCCTATGTGGTTTAATTTTCAAGTTTTTGCTGAGTGGGCGAACTCTCAGGAGGGCTTTGGTTTAAAAGGTTGGTGTCTTGATAAGGATTTACTATTGAAGGGCAATAAAGAATATGGTCCAGACAGCTGCTGCTTTATCCCCTACTCACTAAATAATATATTCCGTATCAAAAGGTCGGGGAAGGCTGATCCGAGCCTCCCTAAAGGTGTGTTATTGCGAAACGGTAAATTTTATGCAAGTTCATCATTTGATAGGAAATCTGAGTATCTTGGTAAGTACGACACTAAAGAAGATGCCTTCAATGCTGTAAAGCTTTATGTTGAATTAAAAGTTAAATACTTAGCAGATTTACACAAAGAAAATCTTTCAGAAATCACCTACAAAAGTTTGGTTGATTTTATATATGAGCCACATTAACTTTTAGTTGGGATGATTGAAGATGGATGGATATCAAAGAAATCGTGTTTACCAATTAATCGTTGGAGATAGTCGCTCTACTGATGCCTTTGAGATACAGAATGACCTCCAAATACAATTTGATATCTCTAAGTCAACCGACAATAAAAGACGTACAAATTCTGCTGCCATTGAAATTACAAACCTAAACCCTGACCAAGTTAAATTACTAGATACAGACTACCCAGCAGCTTCGTTCAGTGTTGGGTACTTAGATGTTGGTAATATCAAAAGAATCTTTGGTGGTCAAGTAACTAATGTCTCTACTCGTAAGAATGGTATAAGTGGCGTCATTACTATAAATTCTAGCAACTTGCCCATCAGCACTTTTCTGTGTAGAGAAAGGCTGAACATCTTTGGTGACGTTGATAAAGGTCCCGTCCATGAAACCTTCTACAGCTAAAACACCACCTAGAAGTACACTTACCTCTGACGGAATATATGTAGCTAAGTCTGCCATGTATTTATCCTAGGTGTTTGGGGAGCATTGCTCCCCTATTTATTACAATCTCCAGCGAGCTTCTACGTTCCCACCAAGATCTTCAACAACCGCAACAGAGGCTTGATCCATTTTAGTGTTGCCACCAACCCCAGAAATCAGGTTAACGGCTTGGATTGTCCAAACACGGTTTTCACCAGTTTCACTATCTGAGAATGCACTTGGAGCTTGAGTCCCAATAAAAGCTTGGGATGCAAAGTAGACACTTTGACCTGAATTATCTTTAATGGTGATTGGGAAAACAAATGTATCAGTAGCATCATCTTCATCAGCAATTTGAATTTGCTGAAATACTTTATTACTAATAGAAGCTTGGTGCAAGGTCACTTCAATTGTCGAAGCTTTGTTGCGTTTCTTAACACGAAATGCACTAAGATCACTACCAACATTCAATGTAGATGCAGCAGTCATACGACTGATGTTAATAAATGTACCCGTAGCAAAACCAGAGACAATATGTGTATTCCCATCTACTGTGATGAGCATTGTAACTTCATCGGGACTATATGTTCCGAGAACGGTATCAACTGCCATTTATATAACTCCTTAAGCGGTCACTGTGCCGACAATATTAACAACTCGGGTTGAACCTTGCAGACGAGCAGAGAACAAGAAGTCACCGGCAATACGTTGAATACGTTGAGAGGCAGCAATAGTCAGTGGATCAGGACTTGTTACTGTCCAGCCAGAATCATACAAACCATTCTGTTCACCCTGAGCAAGTACACTACGCAATTCACTTTCAATGATCAGGAAACCATTACGTGTGTATGGAATTTTAGCCAAGTTAACCAAACGGCTAGCAATAGCCTCTTGCATACGTGCGTAAGTCCAATCCAAGCCGACTACAATATCAATTGCGTCACTGATGCCAGTAGACATATTACCATCTTGGAAAACATTCACACCTGCAAACGGAGCAAACATATTTACGTTTTTAGTACGAAGGTTTGCACGTTGGGTGTCTGTGATGTTTGCAAAAGTAGTGATGCCAGATGCAGTCTTGAAGTCCCAATCATTGCTACCCGGAGTCTTAGGCAACTGACTACCAGCCCATGCAGCTTCTGGGTACTCAGTGTCAGCAGTAGGCAAGTATACAATCGCAGTACGACCATAGTTGCCAGCTTTCAACAATGCACCTACATCAGTTGTACCTGTGGTTAGAACAGCAGCGTCTTGTGTACTGGTCAGATAGATTTTCTTACGACCTTGAATTGCAGCAGCCAAGGAGAGAATATCAGCTTGGACATGAGTATCCGCAATCAATGCATACCAAGAGTTATCTAGGTCAGAAACAGTGCTAAGTGCTTGAGCATAGGTCTCTGTTGGGGTAGCATTTACGGCTGTAAGATTAGCTGTAGCTGTAACACTCCATGCATTGCCCGGAGTGGTTGGAGCAACTGTGAGGGTAGTTGTGCCAGTTACTGTAATACCTGTTGGTGTACCAATGGCTGCTTTAAGTGCAGTAACAATTGTAGTTGCTGTGGCAGCAGTACCGGAGGTAATAGTAAATGCAGTGCCGTTGATCGTGACGGTATATACAGTGTTATCTGTAGCTACTGGTGTGAAGGTTACGCTATCAACTTGACGACGACCCACGATAATCGAAGGTGGGCGACTGCCTACTTGACCAAAGAGGTTGGAAGCAATTTTCCAAACTTTGGTGGTGGAATCAAAATCATCTTCTACTGCGTCAAGATCGGTATAGACCTTACGACGATCAGAAAAGTTAGTGTGGGTTGCAAGTACCAAAGGAATTTGGAAGGATGCAGTCGTGATAGCCGTTGTCTGGCGATTGATCACAATTTTTACAACATTGTCCAGCTCTGACATTGGGTATGTTCCTATTATGGGTTAACTATAAAGTCTGGAGGAATTATTATTCTTTCACCTGTAGAAATGTCCACAAGAGTGACAGCCTCTACAACATCCACAATCTGCTGTGTATTCACAGCGTATGTGAATACGACATCCATATTGTGATACTCAACCCATTTGGTATCTCTTTTCTGGGGTGCTCGACGGATGTTTGTCTTGGATCTAAGATTTAAATTGTTTCTTTGTAACTCTTCCCTAAACAAGACATTATCAACTCTTTGTTTAAAAGTTTGAGCCATATCACCAGAATCTGAACCAATAAAACTAAATTGGACATAGATATTGTAATTAGCTTGAATTGTTAGTTCTTCGTTATCATTTGTATATGTAGATGTGTAAGCTTGTCCAAACTGTTCAATACTTAGAATGTTGATAACAACATAAGAAGTGACAGGCTCAATACCATTTACATTAGAGAAGATGATATTACTATTCTGAGATGTTGTATTAGGAAAATAATCAAGCAATGCTTGGATAGAAGCTTTCCTGATATTCTTTCTGACATCAGTATATACACCCATCAAATATTCCCCACTCTGTAATCAACAGAATTCAACATTGTGTCTGTATCTCTCAGAGGGTCATTGAATCCTTTCTCTGCAACTGTCTTTGGACTGTTTGGTGGACTATCCCAATCAATAATCTGTTGCTTCATTTCTCTAACCATTACTGGCCCAAGAATTGTAAACTGTTGAGATATTGTGCTTCCTTCAGCAATCCTTTGCAAAGCAAGAGTGATATTCTTATCCATCCTACCTGCACGTAAATCACCACCAAAACCTACTCTCATAAATGGACGCGATGGGATATTTACAGTTCCTTCCT